AAAAACTTTAATAGTTATCAAAAGAGCAATAAAAACTCTTGGCCGAAAGGTCGTTCTCCGAAAGGAGACTCTAACAACCAAAAGAACCCAGAAAAGGGTTCTGAAGACATTAAGGTCACGAATGGGAGTCTAACTCTGGTATCAAAACTACCGCCCCATTTGCACGACTTTAAGAAACACGGTTTTAAAACATCGGAAGAACATGTTGTTAATCTTAATGCCACATTTATGGGCAAATTCCAAGATGGAATAAAAATAGGATGTAAGGATACCCTAGCAGAGACACAATATAAAGGGATGGAATTCAAAACATACATAGACACCAAATCAACCAATAAACATCATGAGATAGCTCAAGAAAGAGCCTATCTAGAGTATTATTATATATACTTTCTCTGTTTATACAATTATATAACAGGAGTATTTGGTGTCAAAACCGCGGACATAGGAGGGAGTTGCAGAATGACTAGACATGGTATAACCATGAATGGAGGAAGCTTTTTCTGTGTGAGAGCTATAACAGCACCAGGGAAAGATGACAAGAGAATGATGGACCTTATGACAGCTATGGTAATGGGACCTTCCCACTATCAACACTGCACTTGTAAGCAAGGAGACAGAATTTGTAGACATGTAATAGATTTTAATCCTGACCACTTACTGCTAACACATGTGATTTATTACCTATTACATAAACTGATAGCAGATTTTATCAGACCAGGGAAGAAGGCTTTCTTTATATGCCATGTATTTGATATATTACAGGACAAAGGAAAAATAAAAGCCGGAAACAGAAAAATGGTGGATTGGAACACTTATTATGAACAAGGAAATAGATATGTTAAATTTGATGTAGAAGGTGATTTAGGTTATGCACATCGCACAGTACTTCATGAATTATACCATAAGGATGAAATAAACTTAGGCCCCGTAAATTTTTTAGTATTACAGGGATTTAAACATAATGGGAGTAGACATATACTTGTGCAAGTGACATCTACAAGCATTAGAACCCAAGATCTATCCCCTATATATGATGTAAAACCTGATTTTATGCAACAAAAAAACAAGCGCATTAAAGATATGCCCGAATATGTGATAAATTCGAAATATAAACTTTATGAATCAGTAACAAAGATAAAAGAAGGGGAAACAGCCATGATACAAACAATGGATATAAATGATCAGAAACCTACATATATGTTGGTGAGAAAATGTGGATTGTTCTTAAAATCATCTACCTATGAACAAATTAGAGGATGGGGCGTTCAAGACTGGACTAAACTAAGAATAGAAGAAGAAGATTTAAATGTCCTTATATCAGCAGTCGATTTTAATAAGATAGTTTCAGATCTCCTTGTAAGAAAAGCAGAAGACATGACTATAGAGAACCTTATAAGAGATGCTGTCAAACTGACAGCTTCAGGAGCCAATACCATAACAGCGGAAGATGTAATACCCATTTTAGTGCATGCCTACTGGGCTACCTGCAAAACAGGATTTAGTCTTCATAAATTACAAACATCTTCGCTACAATCAATGCTCATCAAAGTAAAAAAAGGTACTTTTGTCGATTCCAAAAATGTCAATTGTATGAGTTTAAAGCATATAATTAATAAATTTGTAGGGACAACAAAAACCGAAAATGACTTGACAACGTTATTCCAGACTGGTAGGGATAATTACTTATGGAATAAGGCCGAACAAAAAATAGACACTTTTGAAGAAACAGAACAGATATTGCCTAAAATATTGATGAAGCCTACCAAAGTAGATCCAGCCACAACTCCCAACTATCAGTCGGTCCAATCTAAAGGAGACCAATCCCCACCCAAAACAGATGATGACACTGATAAACAAAATAAGAATCATGGCAAAACCTCGTCATATACAATTAAGAAGATGGTAAAGCAATGTTTCAAACCAAAAACTGATAAAGATACATATATTGAATTAACAGAAACAAAGGAAGAAATAAAAAATGCTGTAATAGCAAATCTTAAGAAAAACCCAAATTTTAAGGAAGAAATTCAGATCCCACTGATAGAAAAATGTATACAAAAACAAATAGTTAAATTGGATATCCAGAATCAATCTATAGAAATAGTTGCTAAGAAGAAAGCAACTTCAGAAACCACAACTAATACAGAGGGTGGTATTATGAGAAATGGAGATATAAAGATAAATGACCATATCCACCCAGTTCCTTCATTTATGAAAAATCAAATCATGCCAGATTTTTCTCCTTATAATTATGAGCCAACACCACAACTCAATCCTATTAAAATAAACAATTTAAATACAGTGACACCACTGTCTATTGAATTAAACTCTATAGCCATTAAATATAAAAAAGAAGATACTATTATAACACTCGAACCTGTAACACAAAAGATGGGAGAGTTAAAAGCACCAGTCAATATTGATGTTAAACCAGATAAAGTTGATGTTGTCCTTTATGCACCTGACAAAGTGATTTACCATACTTGCGTACCCCAACAATATGTTGAAGATTTTAGAATAGAGCCCCAAGATCATAGACAAGATAAAGTAACAATGGCACCGGAGATGGAACATCTAGCACCACACACTAGATGGGAGGAATTCAATAAAAACCCATGTGACATGTGTAGAACAGCACCAGCAGCTAAGATATTAATACCTGTGGGAGATCAAAGCAAACATAGGGGAACAGTTTTTTATAATGACAAATGCCCTATGGTTAAAGCAGCAACATCTAGGAAACCATTAGAACCTAGAGGTACTCCAAATCCCGCAACAATAGCTAAATTCGACAAATTCTTAGATGAGATCATATACCCTGAAATGGATAAAATGTTAGATGATGGCAAGTTCGCTTATAATATGCCTGAGTTTTATAATAAGTTGACATTCAAAAAACAAGAGGAGATAAAAGATTATTTCCAACAACCTGGAGATATCGGCCCAAAATTGACACCTAATCATAAAGAGAAACCTACTAGTAATTTCGTGAAAACAGAGAGTCAAAATGAAGGAGATAAACTCCGGCAGATAGGAGGTCCCTCTTCAGAAAGCAAATTTGTAGTTAATCCAGTAGTCATGGGTATAGAGAGAATGCTCAAAGAACATCTAACAGGATGGGGAGTAGGAAAATCTTACGTGAATAAACAAGACTGGATGAAGAGTATGGAAGCAATGGGATTCAACGTCAGTGTCACGATGGACATATCAGGATTGGATTCTAGTCATAGTGAATTTGTAAAAAAACCATGGTTACATTTAATAAAAGGATTGGTAGGGAGAAATCTAATACATCACGTAGACCCGATAATAGCATTTAACTATCTTACAAAACAAAATACAGAATCAGTTTATAAATATGTAAAAAATAAAAAAATCATAGAAATAATGAGAATTGAATTACATGATAAGATGGTCTCAGGACAGGGGTATACTACAGCCATAAATACATATATGGTTACGACATTAAATAGGTTTGTTGCCTACTTAATGGAAGTCGAGATGGAGCAATCAACATCAGGAGATGATTCAGTATGCTTATTTAAAGATATAGAGGCAACTAAGATATCAACAGGTTTTTATAGGGTTTATAGTAGTAAAGATACTAAACAGATACCACATGGCCTAGGCATAGTTCTCAAGTACCTTAGGATAGGTACAATAATAGATGCAACACCATGCTCGACTGAATTGTTTAGATGTAAAGGATGCGGCATAAAAATGACACGTAATTTTACAAAGTTTTGGAGCACAGTAGCCGTATCTAGAAAAGCTAGAGAACTGTCAGATGAAGAACTACTAGAATATAAGGAATTAATAGCCACATTAGAATCATATTGGGGAAAAGATTATCCTATAGTGAGAGCATTCATTAAAAGATTGAGTACAGGGAAACCGTTAAAATTATTGCTTAAAACAGGAAAGAAAAAACATTTTATGACAGAAGATAAAACAATTATCTATTCTATGCAGGACTCAGAACAAAATAAATACAAATTAGCCTATGGAGATGAATATGAATACAGTTATAAAGATAGAAAAACGGACAATTGCTTAGAGTGTGAACATGGATATGCCGAATTTTTACAAAGAAACTACGGTTTAAGTTTGGAGGCAATATCCGTAATAGAAAATGATATAGTAAGGAGTCAACATGGTAAGCCATATTCCACTGAAATATTAGAGAAAGCTACAGACTTCAATGAACAATATCTTGAAGCCTTAAACCATACAAATCCATACTCTGTAACAGATATTTTAGATCAAGCAATAAAAGATAATAATATGTATTATAGGACTTTTGCAGGTAAAAATGTGTTACTTAAGTTATCTAGGACGAATTGGGCTAATTATGAAGCATTAAGTGCCATAATGTTCTCCAAATTTAATGAGCAAGCGGATCAGGCCAATCTGTTTTTGGCTAAGCGTACTTATGCTAAGGAGCTTGTAAAAGATTTACTTAGAATGGATTACATAAAATCAGTACCCGTAGAGATTCCTGGGTTCAAGGGAACTACAATGTGGGCCAATTTAGAGACCCACACCTTATCACTTAAAAATTTATGCAATTATTTAGATATGAATAATATAGAGTGGACTACAGAGCAATTAACATATAATTCAAGAGAAACCTGCGTATTATTAAACCAAAGTAAGAAATACCCACAATTTATAGAATCAGTTAAATATAAAACCGGTAATTATAAATCATCGAAGTTTATCAAAGAGGAACTCAACTTCAAAGAAGAGGACCCAATTGAAATAAAAAGGGCCCAAATACAAATGGCTGCTTATATGAATGGAGAAACCACTTATATCACAAGGAGGCAAGCTGAACTTGCCTTAGAAGAAGATACTAAGATATTGGAAACCAAAAATATGAGAGGAACAGAGGAATGGAATGAAGCAGAAGCTTCGTTATACCTTAAACATGGCTATAGCAAGTACTTTTCAAAGGAAATGGTGGAGACAGAAATGAGAACATTACAAGAACTAAAGAAGACAGAAAAGTTCCCATCAAATAAAATACTAG